ATACAACACACGAAGACCATGCCGGACTTACAATTCGCCTAGGTATGTTCTCGTTTGTACTGGGATTTATGATCTATGATTCAAGGCACTGGGACTACGAAACTAATTCTTGGGAGATTTATGACACTCCCGAATCCACTCAACCTGGAGACTGATTATCATGCCCAATTTTAAGGACTGGGACTACTATGATGTTTTAACATTCGTGACCATACTACTCATCTTTGGGTTAGTGTATTCCTTTTTCTTCTTAGGATATCTCTCCAGCACACAATTCCCTGCTGTGTATAAAATGTACCTTACCTGCAGAACAGAGGCAATTAGAGCAAAAAACACACAAAATACAGATTCTCTCTGTGGTCCTGTTCCACAAAGAAATATGTTTTAGTAATTCCACAAAACTTGTTCCATATATAGAGTGTCAATGACACTCTTTTTTTCATGAGAAAACAACACGTACTTGACTGGATTCATAAGGTCTCCACACCAAATACAAATCTCTTAAATTTTCCCATCTGCCCTTATGCCAAGAATGCCAAATATGACATCATAGAAACTTCAATTGAAAATCTCATTCCAGACCCATCAAAAGAAGTAATCATATTCATTGTAGAAGATGAACTCACATTACCAGAAATTGAAAAATGGGTTGACTATTACAATGACAAATATCCAGAATGGGATTTCTTTGAAGACACTCCTCATGTGAATCATTATATTAATTCGGTCCAGACAAGTAATGGTAAATACAATCTAATTCTGGCTCAACCAAAGATACTACTCAGAGAAAAAAGAAAAGCTCTTTCTAAAGGTAAATATTACTCTTTATGGGAAAGAGAGTATTTAGAGAAGATTATGAAGAATGATATTGATTTGGTTGATTAACGTTTGGTGCGTAAATTATCATGAAATCTAATTGATGCGGACTGGGATTCTTGTTCTTTGGGTGTTCTTCGTGTTTGCATATTTGCAACAGTATTAATTGTATGTGCTAATTTACCACGCCTTGATATATTACCAGCTATATTCATAACTTGTTGTTGATTTTTAGGGTCTTGCATATTTGTAGTTGAGGCAATATTCATTATTGATTCGTGGTCTTTATCATTTGCTGCCCTCAACCTTGCAAGTTGAAGTCGCCTACCCATGAGATTTCTTTCCGTAGGTGGTTTTGTGTTTTTTGCTAAAAGATTTCTATTTGCAGCATCTAGTGTCTCAAAACTTGAATCTCCTCTTTTTTCTTTCTTATATGCTTGGGTAGAAATTTTGCCCGTATCAGCAGCTCTCCATTCTTCACATAAAATACTATCAATCCAGTAATCACTCATAGACTCTAGAATGTAATTTGCCGATTTATAATCATCTGCATAACATTCATTGACAAGATAATCAAGAATGAATTCTAGTTCCTCATTATAAAATCCACGCATTCCGGTTGCACTATCCCTACTAGATGCAGATCCAAATGCTCTTGTATTTCTAATGTCCTCCTTTTCCAATGGAGTTCCTTTATCTACTTTAGCCTCATAAATACCCAAATAAGCCTCGTATAAATCCTGCATCTTAGTAAACACATATGGAATTATTTATATTTTGCTAAATACCAATAGTGATTCGGAACCACTCTAAAAGTTTCTCTTAACTCTCAATTTAGGAGAATAAAACCATGACCGACCGAAACGTAGACTACATGAAAGAAACCTGGGGAACCACTTCCTTGGTTACCGATTATCGACCAGAACCCAAGAAAAAAGTGCTACAAGAGATTGTGAATAATGATCTAATGAAACCATACATGGCAACTGAGACCGAGCTTTATGATCCTACTGAAAGTGATTCCTGGGAATATGGAATTGAACCAAAACAGGTTATCTGATTCCCTATAAATATATTATAGAATTACTCATATAATGCCCCAGGAAAGACTAAGTAAGTCATTTAAAGATGTAAGCATGACATTTCAGGCCAATCCCCTGAATTTTGATCTGATCGCCCTTAAAAATGAGACTTCAATTGCTCGTTCAATTAGAAATCTTGTTTTTACTCTTCCTGGGGAACGTTTTTTCAATGAAAATCTAGGATCAAGAGTTTCCAGATCTCTATTTGGGAACATTGATCCTATGTATGCATCAATGATACAAGAAGAAATAGAACTAACAATTAATAATTATGAACCAAGAGTGAATCTGAATGAAGTCGTTGTAGATCCAGATTATGATAATAATCAGTTCAATGTCAGAATTGTTTATACTATCATTGGAATTAATCCATCAACACAACAATTATCATTTGCTCTACAACCGACACGATAAATGGCCCTAGTTAATTTTACAAATCTGGATTTTGACCAGATAAAAATTACAATCAGAGAATATCTAAGATCTAACAGTAATTTTACTGATTATGATTTTGAGGGGTCAAATCTTTCTGCTATTATTGATGTTCTGGCATATAATACATACATCACCTCATATAATGCTAACATGGTTAGTAATGAGGTTTTTATTGATGGAGCCACTCTCCGAGAAAATGTCGTCTCCCTGGCTCGCAATATTGGTTATGTGCCAAGATCCAGAAGAGCAGCCAAAGTAGAAGTTAGCTTTCTGGTTGATCTAACATCATTTACTGATTATTTTCCAAAGACTCTAACTTTACAAAAAGGAATCGTTGCCAGTCCCAATATTACCTTCCAAGGAAACAGTTTTACATTCTGCTCTCTTGATGATACTACCGTATCTGTAAACAACAATATTGCCCAGTTTAATAATGTTACTCTATATGAAGGACAGCTAATTACCGATACATTCAATGTAGATTATACGATTCCTAATCAAAAGTTTATTCTTAATAATGTTAACGTCGATACAACCACAATCAAAGTATCCGTAACTACAGAATCTGGGATTCAGAAGTTTACAATGGCTTCTGATCTGTTTAATGTTAATGGTAATTCAAAAGTCTTTTTCATTCAGGAAGTAGAAGATCAGCGATACGAATTATTCTTTGGTGATGGTATTTTTGGAAAGAAGCTCGATAATGGATCTCAGATTACTGTTTCATATATTGTAACGAACGGAGAAACAGGAAATAACATTTATTCATTCGGTTATCTTGGTCGGCTCGTTGATGATCAAGATCAATCGGTCACTTCTGGGATTTCAATTCTATCTCCTTCATCTGTGTCTTATGGTGGGGCCGAGATTGAATCTGTTTCTTCTGTTAAAAAATATGCCCCGAGAATTTATGCCTCACAGAATCGTGCAGTAACGGCAACTGATTATGAGTCAATTATTTCTTCTTATATCTATCCAGAAACCGAATCTATTTCTGTGTTCGGTGGCGAAGATCTAAATCCGCCGAAGTATGGAAAGGTTTTTATCTCAATCAAACCATTTTTCGGTCCTTTTATTCCAAACTCAATTAAGGATAATATTAAGAGGGAATTAAGAAAATATAGTGTTGCCGGAATTGTACATGAGATTCTGGATCTAAAATATCTATATCTGGAAACAGATATTGGTGTTTATTATAACTCGAACATGGCCCCTAGTGCTGGCTTTGTTCGTTCTTCTGTCTTTGATAATATTCAGAAGTATGCTAATTCAACAGAATTAAATAAATACGGTGCTCGATTCAAGTACAGTAAGTATCAAAAAATTATTGATGATAGTCATGAATCTATTACATCAAATATTACGACTGTACAAATGAGACGGGACTTATCAGTTAGATTGAATGAATTTGCAGATTATGAAATCTGCTTTGGTAATGCCTTTCATATTAAGAATTCATCTGGTTATAATATCAAGAGTTCTGGATTTAAAATATCTAATATCGGGGAGACTCTATATCTTTCTGATATTCCAAATTCTGATGGTAAAACCGGCAGTATAGTTTTCTTTAAACTTTTGTCAACGAGTGAACCTGTTATTATGAGAAAATCAGTTGGGACAATTAATTATGAGAAAGGAGAGATCCGCCTAATTCCAATTAAATTTGTATCAACAGTTAAGTCAGTTCAGGAACAACCAATCATTGAGATCTCGGCAATACCAAAATCTAATGATGTAATTGGGCTTCAGGATCTTTATTTACAATTGGACGTAAATAATTCTTTCATTACTCCATATCCAGATGTGATTTCTTCGGGCGCCGATATTTCTGGATCTTCTTACTTGACTACATCTAGTTACAATAATGGAACGTTAATCAGATAAAGATATGAATAAAACCAGGGTAAAAATCAGCCAAATTGTAGAAAATCAACTTCCCTCTTTTGTTCGGGATGATTTTCCTCTGGCAACTCAGTTTCTAGAGGAATATTACAAGGCTCAGGAATTCCCTGGTGCATCATATGATCTAATTCAAAATATTGATTTTTACACGAAGCTCGATAATACAACCAATCTTGTTGAATATACAACTTTATCCAGTTATGTTGAATTCAGTGATACCACAATCACAGTAGACTCTACTATTGGGTTTCCCGATAAGTATGGACTAATTAAAATTGATTCTGAGATTATCACTTATACAAGTAAGGATAATACTAATTTCTATGGGTGTATTCGTGGATTCTCTGGAATTGAGGCATTAAAAGATAAAAATAATCCAGAGCAGTTAGTTTTTACAGAAACAGTAGCCGATGTTCATGATATTGTAGATACAGATAATGTACCAACAAAAGTTTACAATTTAAGCATATTATTCCTTCAAGAGTTCTTCAGAAGACTTAAAATTCAGTTTTCCCCTGGATTCGAGGATCGGACATTCACTGAAAATCTAAACGAGAATATCTTTGTTAAGAATTCAAATAGCTTCTATGGATCTAAAGGAACCGAAGAATCGTTCAGAATTTTGTTTGCCGCTCTTTATGGGAAGGATGTTAAGGTCATTCGCCCTAGAGATTATTTGATTCAGCCATCAGATGCCGAATATCGCATTACTCGTGACCTGGTTGTCCAGGCCATTTCTGGCGATCCGACACAACTACTAAACAGAACCCTATTCCAGGATAAGTCCGGCAATATTCCGGGTGCATCTGGTTCTGTGACCAATGTGCAAAAAATACAAAGATCTGGCAAAGAATATTACATACTA